CTTAACACGGTTAAGTTCACATGCCATTTCAAGCCGTTTCAACCAGTACTTCCAATTCCAAATTCCAATAGAGCGTCTAATATTTTTAGTCAATAGACGTTTGACCTTTGTATTCTTTCCAAGTTCCTTCAATTTTTCAACTACAATTATATCAGGATCAAGTTTAATTATCTCTTGGACTACTTCATCAATTCTTTGTTTTAAAGCTCTACGAGCCCGTTTCTGACCGTTTGAGCCATGCTTACATCTCTTTACTCTTTCAATACATGATTTAATATCAGTACCAAGCTGTGTTCTATTTGAAAGAGATGCTAAAGCATTAATACCAGTATCAATACCCAAAACCTTGTTGCCTTCTTTTTTGGGTAAAGTTTCAATTTCAAAACTAAACTGAACATACCTATCTGTGATAATATATGAATTCAATTTTTTACCTTGCAAATTCAACTTATTGAAATGCTTATGATATCTAATTGGTAAATCCATTATATGTTTATCACCAACAGAAGCAATATGTAACCAAGCATCAAATTCAGTTGTTTCTTTTGAATCAATTAAATCAGCAATAGTACTAGATACATACATTCGTTTGCCTTTGTGAACAGGCATTACCATCTTATTAGGCTTGTCTTTCCAACGTTCACGAGTAGCTTTAATCATATCAATAGCTTCACGAGCACAAACTTTCCTTAATCTTGCAGATAACCAAGTATCTTTAGGAAGATCGACTAAATCTTTAAGCAATTCAAACTTGGATGGCAAGTTACCATTCTCCCAGAAGTGCTTAATAAAGACATTACATACTTTACCATACTCAGTAAGTATAGTTTGTAATTCTTCAATTTTAGATTTAGTAGCGAATTTCAAGCTACATTTAGTTGATCTTATTAGTTTCATCTTAATAACATTTCCTAATATTTAGTAATTTTTCATAACTTTAAAGTGAACTGCTGCGAACCCTTTTGTAAAGGTTCTGCAATATTTCTATTTCAATTCCTTTACATATTTAGAATATTCATTCCATCTATTCATTAACTGTAGCAATCTATTCTTTGTAAAAAAAGATAAAATTTTCTTAGAATCAATTGCTCTAATTGGATATTCATTATATGTATTTATAATTGTCTCACATATATTTTTCGGAATAAAATCGAAATCTATTAAGATTCTATTTCGTTCATAATTCTTTTTAATATCAGTATTTTCAGGTTTATTTAAGAACTCTTCCAATCCCTCAGATAAAACCTTTTTTGCTGAAACTATACCAAATCTATTTTTGATTGCTGGTATAAAATCGCTCTTATCTCCTGTCAGTACTTTTAGTTCTAATTGCATTTTCGGGTTAATACATTCAATAAATTTTCCTTGACCATTTTCATTATGTTTTGCGTCATATTGTTTTACGTTATTTAACATTAATAATTGATTCAAATCTTTATCTGATGATATTATAATAACTTCATAATTATTCTTAACAAAAACATCTCTTGTTAATACTGCAATAATATCATCTGCTTCACATTCTTTAATTCTAATTACATACATATTTGTAAATAAATTTTTAATATCATTTATATATTCATCAAATACTGGAAAGAATTTATCAAAATCGACTATAGATTTATCTCTAAATGCTTTCCTACCCTCTTTGTATCTTTCATATATTTTATATCTCCAACTACCCCTTTCATCAAATGCCAATACTACTTTAGTAGGGGAAAATTTTTCTATTTTATCAATGATATCATTTAACATCTGATGTCTCCATAGAAAAAATTTATCATTATCTTCAGGATGAAAAAATAATGTAACAAATAAATTTCTATATGCCATATTATTTCCATCAAAAATAAGAACTTTTTCTAATTGAGGAGTAGATATCTCTTCATTTTTGTTAATCTGTATACCATTATCTAAACATTCCAACTCATCCCAAGTATCCATAGTTAATCATTTCCTTTTAATTTAAGTAATATTTCATTATCGAGTTCTCTTTGTATTTCTTCAGTTAATCGTTTTGATAATTCACTTTCTAAATTGATATCAAATATTGCAGATAACTTCTGAGTTTTTAACTCCCAAATTTTTCTCACTTCACTAAATGGAAGTTTCAATCTCATTTTACATAATTCTCTGATACCTTTCTTCTCAATTGATTAAAAAGAGATTTATTTTCTTCAAGAATATCAAATCGATATTTTTTACATTTCATCTTAATCATCTTAATATATTTGTCTTCTTTATAATAAAATCAGTATCTAAAATATTAACTGGATTCGATTTTGTAACTCTATTAAAAATTCTAATAGTCTTAGAATCAAGATCTCTCAATGTAATGATTCCATTTCTAAGTTTTAATTCTAATTGAAGTAACTTAGCAATATAAAAAGCATCAACTATATTATCTTTAGGATTCCCCTTCTTCTTATCAGAAACTAAAGGTAAATGTCGAAGATCAAATCTTTCATCTATTGGTAATTTTTCATAATCCTCTTCCATATGAATTTTGTCTGCATTTCCTAAACCTGTAGCATACATTTTTATTGAAGGTGGATCATAAATTCTAAGAGGAATTCCTCTATCATAAACCATCATTTTTATTGTACATGTGATCTCTGCTATGTCAAATACCATTCCTGTACCAGAATATGCATAACCTTCCAATCCAACATAATCAGGATTAACATCACCATCACATTTTAAATCGATCATAAAATTTTTAATATGGTTTTTTATAAAAACATATTGAGCAAGATCACAATCAAAATCTTCTTTCTTGTAGTAAATTATATTATCTTCTTCGTATTTTTTTGTTGTTGTAAAAGTAATAAATCTTTTACTTATAATATCTAATTTATCATCAAGTAAAAACTTTACTACTGCTGGAGAATTCTTACTCATATCAATACCGCATATAATCATTTGAACCTAACTCCATCATAATAATTATTTGTAAAATATTTTTCTAATTCACTGAATGTGAATTTATCCCTTCTATTTATGTATTTACATACATCGTTAATATCCCATTTTTCTTTCTTAGGTGGTTTTCTTGGAATACCTAAATTCTTCAAGAAATCTTCCCATACAAAAACATATTCACCACGTTCTAGTAAAAGAAATGCTTTAGAATTACCAGATTTATCATCATCAAGCAAAAAATATTTCTTAGGAAAATATGATAATTTAGAATCATCTATTTTAAGACCTGTCATTCCTATAGAATTCTCCACAAATAAACAATCGATTATACCTTCCTGAACAATAACAGGATGATTTCTATCAACTAAATAATAGTTGTAAATATTATTATGTTCTAATCCTCTTCTCGATAGATATTTCGGAAGCATAATTTTATATATTGCTCTACCTTGATAATAATAGATAGAATCTTTATCATCAAAGAAAGGTATTATTATTCTATTTTTATAAGTTCCATCTATAGCAACATACCATTTTTTCCAGACATCTTCAGGAATCAACCGATCTATACATTGTTTTCTAGCAATTTCAAAAATCTTATCTTGACCTTTGATGATAGAAACAAAAAATCTCATATCTTCTCTATCTTTTTCAGCATCTGTTTTTTTGCTTTCCTCAATTTGTTTTTTATATTGCAACATTTTATTTTCATATTTTTCTGGTTGATTATATTGATTTTTACTTAAGGAATCTTTAACATATTCTTTGTAATTGATAGGAAAATAATTTTTCAACCACATAGATGCTGTCATACTAGCACCACAATTATGACAGTAATAGACCCAAGGAGATTTATATTTCAAAATGTAACCACGTTTTTTTCTTTGTGATTTCTTAGAATCACCACACACATTACATCTGAAATTATATTTTAGAGGATTGTTGATATTAGCATTATGAAAATATGACATTAATACAATTCTTATTTGTTTATCGAGATTTTCATCATCTTTAAATATTGCCCTAAAATCCATTTTATTTCCTAACTCAATATGTAATTAAGAAAAAGGTGAAAGAATAATCTTTCACCTTATATTTTACATCATATTTTCTAATTATTAACTATTAAAATTATTTTCGTTACGAAGTCTATTGAAGAAATCATCATCTTCTTCAACTTCCTCTTCATTGACAACAATTGGTACATCTTCCTCTTTACTATCATAAGATTCATCTGATAAACTTGATGCATTTCCAAAAACTCCGACTTTCTTCAGATAATTTTCTTTGAGATCATCATAAGATTTAAATCTAGATGGATCTAAAAATTCATTCAGATCTACCATTTGTTCATTACACCTCTCAGCAACTTCATCTGAAAGAGAAGAAGGAGCACACCACTCCGATGTACTATAATCAGGATAAGATTTACCATTCTCATCTTTAGCAGTTCTTTTAATTTTTAGTTTAAAATTAGCACCTTCGTAATAACTCCAAATATCCAAAGGTTCATCAATACTATCAGGTTTTGGACACCATTTACCACAAATCTTTTCCCAAATTTTTTTACCAAATCTATACAAAAATACTTTTCCATTATTCTCAGGATTCTGTGGATCTTTAACCACAAGAATGTTTACTATATAATCAACCTTTTTAGATCTTTGAGAACCATTACGCTTATCTCCAATATTATAAAGATTACTAACATCTTCACAAACAGGACAATCCTTTTTTATTGTTTTAGGACAATCCTGAATAAACCATCCAGCACTTCCAAGAAAACTATGTTTGTAAAATTCAACATATGGAAGATCATAAAGTTGAGTTTCACCTTTGAACTTAGGAGGCAAAAATCTAATAATTGCTTCCGCAGTTCCATCATCCTTAATCTGAGGATAATAAAATCTATCATCCTTAAAATTCCTTTTGTTTTTCTTTTCAGAATTCTCTATAGTTTTTGTTCTAGCTTTTTCACAATCATACGAAAATCTTTTTACATTCATAAAAACCTCCATCAAGATATTTTAAAATCTGATTTGATATAAACTCAAATCGTTTGTAATTATCATCTTTAAAAGAATCATCACTTAATATGATATCTTTTTTTTGTTTTGTCAAGAACTTTTTTCCATAATTTATAAAAAAAATTGGAGATATTATTTTTTCATCACTATTTTTCTTTTTTGTAACTATAAGTTTGTATACCAGAGAATATCCCACTTCTTTTATCTCAAACAATTCTCTTTCTGGATCTGATCCAAATCTTCTTTTTCTATTTAATTCAAGTATAACATTTTTATCTATTTCTAATTGTTCTCTTGTAAATAATTTCATTACTTTGTAAATTTTTTTGGTCATGTTGCCAGATAAATCTACACTATTTTTAAATATTAGATTATATAAAATAAAAATGATATATTCCCTATATCCATAATAGTTATTTTCTATATCATTATAAATTCTTTTGAAGAATAATTTATACTCTTCTGTACAATTACAATAAACTCTTTCTTCAACATCAAATTCAATT